AAAAAAGTAGATGGCTAAACAAAAGTTTGTCCATTTTGTACCTAGAGATAAACCACCTAAAAGACCAAGGCGACATAAAAAGAAATTGAATAAAAATGAAAAGCGTAGTTATAAAAAATATAATAGACAGGGTAGATGCTAATGCAAGAATTTATTTGTCCTAATGGTCGAATGTCAGTTAATGGAGTTTGTCCAATATTTGAAGGTGATGATGGCCAAATAAAAGATTATCAAACACCAAAAAATTTAAATAAATTAAAAGAAGATAGAAAGAAAAGTGGTTTCTTTAAATTTGATTTTGAAAAAGAAACTCCATCATCTAAAAAAAGTGCGAGTAATATTATAAATGAAAATATAGGAGCTTATAATTCTTTTATAGAAAAGAATTTAGGTATACCTTCAAGTGTTCAAAACGTAGCCAGAGTTGGTTCAGCTATATCTGGTTTTGGAACTTACGGAGTTATAGGAGCAATTGCTCCTTTTGCAATTCCATTTGTTGCAGGTGCTTCTTTAAATATGAATCAACAAAAACAACAACAAGCACAGCAAGAAGCAATTGCAAGAGGTATGCAAGAATCAAACAGAGAAAATAAAACTGGTGGTTATCAAGCTGGATATAGTAGTGATTTTATGGAAGGACCATCTGGTGCAGGTTATGGTATGGGTGCAGCAGATAAAGGTGGCTCTGATACAATGGGAAGTACTTAATTATGGCAAGAACAAGAATAAGACCTAGAAGAAGACGAGAAAGACCAATTAAAACATCAGTTAAATCTGGTAACTTTAGACCAACTAAATCAGGAGCAGGAATGACACGTAAAGGTGTTATGGCTTATAGACGAGCTAATCCTGGTTCTAAATTACAAACAGCAGTTACAGAAAAAAAACCTACTGGTAAACGTGCAGCTAGACGAAGAAGTTATTGCGCAAGAAGTTTAGGGCAATTAAAAAGAAGCTCTGCTAAAACAAGAAATAATCCAAATTCTAGAATAAGACAAGCTCGTAGAAGATGGAGATGCTAATCATTATTTTCTAGCCTTTAGAAAAACTTTTGTTATATAATACCCATTATGAACTTAAAATGGGATCTGAAAAAACAAATAGATGAAAGACGTAAGCAGGAATCTGCTACGTTTCAACTTCGTAAAAGAAGTAAAGAAAGTGTAGCTAGACCTAAAGCTACTAGAAACATTACATCTAGCGATCCAAGATTACAAGGAATATAATGGCTAAAAGTCCTAAAACAACAGGCGAACATTTAGTTGCTCTTTATGGACATGTCACTGGCTTAAAAAAAGATATCAGCATAATTAAAAATAATCATCTGAAACATATGCACGATGATATTGAAGGTTTGGGTGGCAAGATAGATAAAATCTATTGGGTATTATTAGCTGGAGTGGGGACTGCAGCATTGATGTTATTAGAAAAACTTTTATGAAAATAAATGAAAATACTAATATTGGACTTCCATTAAGAAATTTAATTGGACTAATAGGTGCTATCATTGTTGGTGCATGGTTTGCTTTTGGTGTAATTGAAAGATTAAATAAATTAGAAACTAAAAATCAATTATTTGAGCAAGACCTATTAGCAGCTAGTGCTCAAAAACCAATTGACCAAGAACAATTTATGTTATTAGAACATATTGCACAACTAGTAGAAAAATTAGAAAAAACTCAAGAACAAAATATGACAAATAAAGTCAATATTGAGCGTTTACAAGCTGACGTAGAACGATTACAAATAGATGTTGAAAAATTAAAAGATTCAGTTAGGGCTAACATTGGTAAGTTAAATGGAAACTCCCATTAACGCAGGATCTTTTCAAGAATACGATTATAATAACGAAGACGCAGAGTGCGAGTGGAAACAAAATGATAAAAATAGTATTTGCTCTATGCCTGTTTGTGAATGGGCAATTGGTGGAACACAGGATTCAGGACAGTTTATCTACCTGTTTGAAGATGAAGCGTGAAGCTACTAGGAATATGGAAATGACTAATAAACAATTTATATGCGGCGAAGTAGAAGCTGAAATTGTTAAAAATGTAGATGGATCAGAGAGTATTAATAAAATTATTAAACCAAAATAATACTTTAAAAATTTAAAATGATATCTTATATATAGTTCAAAATAGGAGGCAATATGTTTAATATATTAGATTTATTTGACTACAACAAACAAAAAGAATTCTGGACTTCTTTCAATAAAAAGCTAGTAAAATACATGGAAGACTGGTCAGATGATGTAAAATCATCTTTCAATAAGAAATAACCAAAACTCCCTTTTGTTGGTTTAATCACTGGAATAATTTACTTTATTCCAGTGATTTTTTGTTTTATAAGTATATAGGAATTGATATGGTGTGAACCAGGAGGTATTGATGGAAACATGAGAAAAACAAAATCGCAGAAAAAAATCTCTAAAGTAATGAGAGAATATAAAAAAGGGAAATTACCTATTGGTAAATCAAAGAAAAAAGTTAAGTCAAGAAAGCAAGCTATCGCTATAGCTCTTTCTGAGGCTGGTAAATCAAAAAAGAAAAAACGTGCTTAATAGAGGAGGCTTTAGTAATATTATGAGTAAACCAGGATTGTATGCAAATATAAATAGAAGAAAAAGAAAAGGTATTTCAAGACCTAAATCAAAATCAACAATTTCAAAAGAAGCATATGCAAATATGAAAGCGGGTTTTCCTAAAAAGAAAAAGAAAAAAACTAAAAAAAGCAAAAGAGCATAATGGCATTAGAAGTTGAATTAGAAAAAAAGAAACTTGAATATACTAACGAAGATGGTCAAAAAGTTAGAGTTGATATAGATCAAGAAGAAACTGAAAAAGAAGAAGAAGCATTTGAGTCAAATCATTATTCTAATTTAGCAGAAGAATTAGATGAATCTGAAATAAGATCAGTTGGAAGAGATTTAATTAAAGCTTACGAAGATGATAAATCTTCTAGAAAAGATTGGGAAGATCAATACTCTAAAGGATTAAAAATGTTAGGAGTAGTTGTCGAAGATAGAAATGATCCTTTTCCTGGAGCTTCAGGTGTTCATCATCCATTAATGTCAGAAGCTGCAACTCAGTTTCAAGCAAGAGCAGTAGCTGAAATGTTTCCAGCAGGTGGTCCTGTTAAAACTCAAATAATGGGTAAACAGTCTGATAAAAAAATTGAACAAGCTCAACGTGTTCAAGACTTTATGAATTATCAAGTTACAAATCAAATTACAGATTATTTTAATGAACTTGATCAAATGTTATTTTTCTTAGCTCTATCAGGCTCAGCATTTAAAAAAATATATTTCGATAATACTTTAGATAGAATTTGTAGTAAATTTGTACCAGCAGAAGATTTTGTAATTTCATATCAAAATACAGATTTAGAAACTGCAGAGAGATATACTCAAGTAATGAAAATATCTCGTAATGAATTAAAGAAACATCAGATATCAGGATTTTATAGAGAAATACCATTAAGTAAAAATGATAGTGGAAGTAATGATCAAGATACCGTAGAACAAACTATGCAAAGATTAGAAGGTATGTCACCTTCTCAATCTGATAAAATACATACAGTTTTAGAAATACATGCTAATTTAGATTTAGGAGAAGATGATGATGGATTAGCTTTACCTTATATTGTTACAATTGATTATGATTCTACACAAGTATTATCTATTAGAAGAAATTGGAAAGAAGATGATACTTTAAAAAGAAAAAGAACTTATTTTATTCATTATAAATATTTACCAGGTTTAGGTTTTTACGGTTTTGGATTAATTCAAATGATCGGCGGTTTACAACACGCTTCTACAGGTGCTTTAAGAGCTTTATTAGATTCAGCAGCATTTGCAAATTTAAATGGTGGATTTAGAGCTAAAGGTGCAAGAATAGAAGGTGGCGATATAACAGTTTCTCCCGGAGAGTGGGTGGAGGTCGAAGCTTATGGAGATGATCTTCGTAAGTCATTTATCCCTTTACCATTTAAAGAACCTTCACCCACATTATTACAACTTTTAGGAGTTTTAACAGAATCAGGAAGAAGATTTGCATCAATTGCTGATGCTATGGTAGGTCAATCTGCAGGTAGTGGTCCAGTAGGAACTACAATAGCTCTTATTGAACAAGGTAGTAAAGTATTTTCTGCTATTCATAAAAGATTACATCAAGCTCAAGGTAGAGAATTTAAATTAATCTATGAATTAAATGGAGAATATCTAGATGATGAATATCCTTATGAAGTAATAGGAGAAACTAAAAAAATTAGAAGAAAAGATTTTGATTCTGCTATTAATGTTGTACCAGTAAGTGATCCTAATATATTTTCACAAGCTCAAAGAATAGCTTTAGCTCAAACAGGACTTCAATTAGCACAACAAGCACCTAGTATTATTGATACTAAAGAAGCTTACAGAAGATTTTTACAAGCTTTAAATATTCCTGATTATCAAGATTTAATAATTGAAGATGAAGACGTACCTAGACGAGACCCTGTATCTGAAAATATGGCTTTATTAAATGGTAAACCTATTAAAGTATTTGAAGATCAAGATCATCAAGCACACTTAGCAGTACACCAACAATTTATGATGGATCCAAGATTTGGTGGTAATCCTCAAGCTAAAGAAGTTTTATATCCATTAATGATGGCTCATATGGGTCAGCATATGGCATATTTATATCAACAACAAATGCAAGCTCAAGTACAAGAAGGTATGCCAACATCTTCTGGACAATTTAATAAAGAACTTAAAGATGAAAAACCACAAGAAATTAGTATTGAACAAGAAAATAGAATTGCTGCAGCTGCAGCACAAGCTGCTCAACAATTAATGGGTAGTATGCCACCTTCACCAGAACAACAAAAAATGCAAATGGAACAACAAGAAAAGCAAGCACAATTACAATTAAAAGCTGAAGAATTAAATATTAGAAAAGCTAGATTTGCAGAAGGTGTTAAAAATAGTGAAAGACAAAATGCAAGAAAAGATGCTGAGACTAAAGCTAAAATAGTAGAGACAGCTTCTAAAGTTGCAAGACGAGATAGATAATGGCAGTATCAGGAGAAGAAATAAGACAAGCTAAAAAATTTTTAGAGAATAAAAAATACTCTATTAAAAATGTTAAACCTAGACTTTTTGCATTAGTTGCAAAAGAGTTACAAGTAAAATATACAGACCTTTTAAATAGGTTTGAGAAAGCATTAAATGTCGGAACGTCTGATCAGAGCGATCAAAAATAATATTAAAGATTATAATACAGAATTAGGTAAAAATTTGTTGTCTAAAGGTGTAGATAATATAGAAGAATTTAAACGTGTCTATGGTATGTCACAAGGTTTAAATAAATCATTAGAAATTATTAATGAAACAGTTGAAAAATACCAGAAAGGAATAATAGAAGAAGATGATTAGTAATGAACAGTGGGCAACAGATAATGATGTGCCTACTCCAGATAAAGTACCACAACCAGTTGGTTATAGAGTTTTAATTAGACCTAGAGGTGTAATTGAAAAAACTAAAGGAGGAATTTATTTGACTGATAATTCTAAAGAAACACAATCTTATATGAATTCTGTAGGTCAAGTAATAGCTATGGGTCAAGAATGTTATTCTGATAG